CTCTTGGTTCTGTTTTATCATCAAATTCTACCTTCAAGAATCCACCAGTTCTTATTCTTATGGAGTAAGTACCATCGGTACTTGGTTTGAAGTATCCTTCCCATTGAACTCCACCATATAAAGAAGCGAAGTCAATAATAATTTTATTTGTGTAACTAAAGTTACCTCTCTCCCAGAAATTATCTGTTTTAATTAATAGTTCTGGATTGAATCCGTTGAATGTACTTGATGGATCTTCTGATACTGCTCGTTGTACTGCATTTGTATCATAGTATGATGCTGTTAGTCCATCACCACCAGCAAAGAAAGGTTCTGAAGTGGTAAAGTATGCCTTATCAAATCTATTTTCTAATGTGATGAGGGGATTATATACTCTTAGTTGCCCGTTTGGTATAATTTGTTTTACCGTAGCATCAGATGCAGATGTAAAAGTTCCAGTAGATAAATCGGACAGGTAGATATCTCTTATTACTTCTATATCTTCCCAGGTAAAACTCTCTGCACCATCAGCAAGACCATCAAGTAAGTTGTTTATTGCTTGTTTTTTATTTGGGACATCAGCAAGATTTAAACTTCTTTTTAGACCAAACTTACTGAAAATTTTTCCTGCCATTTTGCTGGTATACAATCCACTATGTATTTATCCTGACAGAGGGACTTGACAAGACTCTCAACCTCATATATACTGATGTCGTAATTCGTTACAAAACTAAATGACTGTAACAACAAATGATCGTGGGCAGCAAAACATGTGGGCGAAAGAGCCTACTATGTACTACCACAACTATGGTATGCAAACCCCCTACGAACAGAAGGAGATGTATAATGGACGCTGGGCTATGATTGGATTTGTTGCTGGTATTATTTCATATACAGCAACAGGTAAGTTTTTCTTTGGCATCTTTTGATGGAATATATTGCTCTTTTTCTTATTGGATTATTTGTTCTTATTTCTTTAGTCTTATAATTTATTTTATGCCTACCATTATAAATAAATATATTGTATGGTAGGCATAAAATATGAGGAATAAAACATTTAATATTGGCGATAAAATATGGATGCTGACAATTGTTGGACATTCCATTATTGAGCAAAAAAATGGAAGAAAAAGAAACTATTATCAGTGTAAATGTGATTGTGGAAATGAAAAAATAGTTCAAGTTGAATCTTTTAAATTAAAAAATGGAAGATTCAAATCTTGTGGATGTAAAAGAGCATCTGTTGGTGGTATATCTAATACTAAAGAATATAGAATGTGGAAATCTGCACAAGAACGCTCCCTTAAAAAAGGATTGGAGTTCTCAATAAAAGTAGAAGATATATTAATACCAAAAATTTGTCCTCTATTAAATAAAAATCTTATTATTGGTGACAGGGAATATACTCCTTCACTTGATAGAATTGATAGTAGAAAAGGATATACACCAGATAATATTTGGGTTATATCTCATAGGGCAAATCAAATTAAAAATGATGCGACTCTTGAAGAACTAAAACTTATTGTAGAAAATTTAAAAAAATTAAAATGACTGAAATTATTTGGACCCTGACAGCGGTTGCTTTTTTTGTAACCCTGTGCTATGCTGTAGAGAAGCTCGCTGAGACTTACTAATGACCGCTTTTAACATCACCCTACAATCCCCTGACGGAACTTCAACTACGATTGAATGTCCTGAAGATCAATATATTCTTGATGCTGCAGAATTTGCAGGTATCGATCTTCCTTCCAGTTGCCGTGCTGGTGCTTGCTCTGCCTGTGCTGGTAAGATTATCTCTGGTACAGTAGATAATGAGGAACAATCCTTCCTTGATGATGAACAACTTGAAGATGGTTGGATCCTCACTTGTGTTGCATATCCCACCAGCGATTGTGTGATCCTGACCGAACAGGAAGAGAACCTGTGACGGCAATTCAACCATCATCTGTTGCCATGCTGGGACAATTTGCTATCGCTCTTGAGAAACTAAACTGGGATCCCAACGATGAGATCTCAGTTGAAATTGCTGGAGTTGCTGTAACAGGAACTGCCACTAACCCAGATGCTAACCCCAAGTGGGCGAAACCATTTGGAACGATCACATATCAGAATGATGCTTTCATCATTATCAAAAACAAAACAAGGAACCCTGTTGTTTCTTCTCAACCAAACCCTGACCTAAAACAAAAACATTCATATCAAGGAGAACAAAAATGAAATTCGGTTTTACCCCTGAAGCAGAAATCCTCAACGCACGTCTTGCGATGCTAGGTTTCGTAATTGCTGTTGGAACTTATCTTACCACGGGTCAAATTATTCCTGGTGTCCTTTGATAAATAACAATTGAATATCGTCGGCGCAAGCCAAAGGGACCCCTGCCAAATAACAGGATGGTCCCTTTTTTGTTTTTATCATAGAGGTGTATGATGAACGATCAAGTTTTTCACGTTTACAAAAAGAATACTAACAATACTGAGGTAGTAGCACACAGCCTGTCAGTTGACGAACTGGAACAGAGACTGGTTGACAAGTCTGTTGACATGAGTATTCACGAGATCCAGCCGTGTCAGGTGGAGTACAATGAGGCCAGTTACTGAACTGGTACAATTGAGTATTTATACCTGACTTTTGGGGTTGACAGCAGAATGGGGTACGGGTTATAATAAATAGGTAAACAAATGTTACGGATTCCTCATAATTCGTAACACGAAACACCCGCTAACCGAGACCTATGGGTGTATAAAACACGTCTCTCATATCCCGCCTGAGGGTGGCGGGAGAATAGTAACTCCACCATTTCCCTGATGGTCTTACTACTTTTTTTAGAAAAAATGACTGCAACTATTTCAAGACAACGCACTACTGGTGCTTGGGAATCCTTCTGCGAATGGGTTACAAGCACAAACAACCGCCTCTATGTAGGTTGGTTCGGCACTCTGATGATCCCGACTCTGCTTGCTGCAGCAATCTGTTTCATCGTTGCCTTCATCGCTGCTCCACCTGTGGACATTGATGGCATCCGTGAACCTGTATCTGGTTCTTTGATGTGGGGTAACAACATCATCTCTGGTGCTGTAGTTCCTTCAAGCAACGCTATCGGTCTTCACTTCTATCCCATCTGGGAAGCAGCATCACTCGATGAGTGGCTATATAATGGTGGACCTTTCCAACTGGTCGTCTTCCACTTCCTGATTGGTATCTATGCTTATATGGGACGCGAATGGGAACTTTCTTACCGACTTGGTATGCGTCCTTGGATTTGTGTTGCCTACTCTGCACCCGTTGCTGCTGCTAGCGCAGTGTTTCTGGTCTATCCCTTCGGTCAGGGATCCTTCTCTGATGCGATGCCTCTGGGGATTTCGGGAACTTTTAACTACATGCTTGTTTTCCAGGCAGAACACAACATTCTCATGCATCCTTTCCACATGCTGGGAGTTGCTGGGGTCTTCGGTGGTTCTCTTTTCTCTGCTATGCACGGATCTCTCGTCACCTCTAGTCTCGTTCGTGAGACGACTGAAGTAGAAAGTCAAAACTATGGTTACAAGTTCGGTCAAGAAGAAGAAACTTATAATATTGTCGCTGCTCACGGTTATTTTGGTCGTCTTATCTTCCAATATGCTTCTTTTAACAATAGCCGTAGCCTTCACTTCTTCCTTGCTGCTTGGCCCGTGGTTGGTATTTGGTTCGCTGCCCTTGGCGTATCTACTATGGCGTTCAATCTGAACGGATTCAACTTCAACCAGTCCCTGCTTTCTGCTGACGGTCGTGTGATCAACACCTGGGCTGACATCCTCAACCGAGCAAACCTTGGATTTGAAGTTATGCACGAGCGTAAATTTGGGTATTGCGCTCTTTAAATCGGATGAATTGCTGGAAACCCCAAGTGGGCAATCAGCAGCCAAGTCCTAGATACATCTAGGAAAGGTTCAGAGACTACCTGAGGAGTTTAGTCTCCTTAATAACAGGCATGAGCGTCCGACACCAGAAATGGTGATGATATAGTCCAATCCTGGTAGCGATACCAGACTTCAAGAGGTTTACAAGAATGCCCATAATTTTCCTCTTGACCTTGCATCAGTTGAAGCAACTCCTATTGCCTTGACTGCTCCAACCATCGGGTAATATAATAGAGAGGAACTCTGCGGAGTTCCTTTTTTTATAAATAATTGAGCACGAAAGAAAGCACGAAATGACTAAACTATACTCAGACCTGTATAGAACCTGTATGACTTGTGGTGTTGAAAAGAATATTCTAGAGTTTTATATGCGTGATAAGAAAACTGGCAAGAGGCACTCTGCTTGTAAAGAATGTGATAAAGCAAGAGTAAAAGCACGGCATCAAGCAAATCCAGAACGCACTAGAAATAATGACTTGAAGAGAAACTATGGCATAACTCTTCAAGAACATCAGGAAATGTATGAGAATCAGAATAAAGTTTGTGCTATTTGTAAAGGTGAAGGTGATGGTAAATGGAAAAAATTGTGTGTAGATCACGACCATAAGACAGGTAAAGTTAGGCAATTACTTTGTAGAAATTGTAATATGGTTCTGGGTCAAGTCGGTGATAATAAAAATCTTTTAGAAGAAATGATTAAATACCTACAAAAGCACCAGTAATTGGTTGACGAATAATAAGTTACCTGTTATACTGAGGGTCGTTATGACCCTCTTTTTTATGAACATAAAACTTTACTCAAAAAAAGGATGTCCGATGTGTGATCACGCTAGAGAACTTTTTAGGAGAGCAAATTTAGAGTATTCTGATATTAAAGTTGGAGATGATATTCCAAGAAGTGAATTTGGAGAAAAATATCCACATGTAAATGCATTTCCATTTATTGTTATTGATAGAATGGAATTTGTGGGACTAGTTGGTGTAGCAAGATATCTTGTTCAAAAAGGTTTTGTATCTTCAAATAAAAATGTCTGAACTTAAAATAAATAGAGGCGTGGAGCTCATGCTTAGGGGGGCTAAACTGAAGGAAGAATCAAAACCAGAGCATGGTATGCTCATTAATAAGGTATTCACCCTCCTAAGAAGAAAAGTCTACTTCAACTTAGAAATTAGGTGGGGCAAAGAAAAAGATTAGTTCGGAGTTGAACAAATGGCGCAAGCAACAATCGTTTACTTTTCAGCAACAGTTTCATTTATCTTTCTGTGTGTTGGAGTGATTGCTGGATGGACAGCAAACGAAAAGTTACATGAGTACATGTACGGCAAACTTGAAGCAGAAAATGTACATCCAGAAATGCTTGATGGAGATGGTCAATGGATCAACGAAGAACTCCTATCAGTACGCTTTGTCGATGAAGATTACGACGAAGATTATGAGGACTAAATACACATACGACATCAATTAGGTTATGCAATTATTACTACATGAAGTGCTACAAAAAGTAAGCAACGCAAAAACTAAAGCAGAAAAGATCAAACTCTTACAGGAATACAACACTCCAGCACTCAGAGCAATTCTGATTGCTAATTTTGACGAGAGTGTTATCTCCATGTTGCCCGAAGGCGACGTTCCTTACACTAAAAATGCTGCACCAGAAGATACAGAGCATACGAAACTCTTACATGAGTATCGTAAGCTCTATCTTTTCTTCAAGGGTGGAGCAAATGTCTCACAGAACCGCCGTGAGACCCTCTTCATTCAACTGCTGGAGGGTCTACACGCGGGTGAAGCAGAGGTTCTATGTCTGATGAAGGATAAGAAGCTTGGCAAGCGTTGGAAGGTCACCAAGCAGTGTGTGGAGGAGGCATATCCTCAGATCAAGTGGGGAGGTCGCAGTTGAGTGTAAAAGTTCTCCATCAAAATTGTGATCCTTCCCTGGCAGATGATAAGTCTCTGCCATACACCGCATATATTGTTGAATATGATGAAAGTGGAATCTGTTATGACATAGTAATCTGTAATAAAAAAGCGGACATCTTTGATCACTACTGGGACAAGTATAGAGAAGGTCTTATTAGTTTCAAGCAAACAGAAGGACGTGTCAACCCTAAACTTTGGGGTATCCAACAACCAACAAAGAAAAAGAAATAATAAAATTGTATAGAATTTTACCAAATTTATGGTATAATTAGTTATACGTTCATCGCCTTTGGCGACGGAAGTAAGTCGCGGAACGGATCGTTCATTCGCTATTTGCAAATAGCGAACGCAAACGACTGAAGGAACGCTCTTTAAATTCAAACTTAAGGAGAACCCTAATGTCAATCGCAACTTACCGTGGATGCAAGTATAATACTGACATCCCTAAGCAAGAATATCAGAAGTGGTATTCGGAAACTCATGCACCAGCTCATGCTGCTAACACCTATCGTGGTGTTGCCTATCGCCCATGTAAGAATGTGGAGGTGGCAAATTGAGTAAGCTTAACTTCTTGCAACTCATTAAAGAGAAGCAGCAAAAAGAAGATCGTCGTCGTAAAGCATCTCTAGTCCAATTAACTGGATGTGCTAAATGATTTAAGCGGGGTTTACACCCCGCTTTTTTTGTCTTATAATTAGTAGTGTAAGTCATAAGACCATGGACAAAAAGCAACTTAAACTCATAGTCAGAAACTTAAAACTTCTGGTTGAATGTCTTGAATCAGAAATCTATTCTGATGTGAGTGCATACAAAGATGATCTTGGAACAAATAACAAACATTCTATTGGGGATGATGACGATGGTTACCCAGATTAAAGACGAGAACTTTCAAAAAAGATCATTCGTTCTTAGTGGATTTGTTAGGATGAAGATTCCTCTCTCAAGAAGTGTGTATGAGTTCTGTGATTACATTATCCAAAAAGGATATGAGTTTGATTTAAGTTGCTTGAACGTGGTTGACAGACAAATTAGAGAAGAGTATGTTAAGTACATGGAGACTTTTGGATGAGAATTAAAGATACAATCAAAGCAGCAAAGAAAGCGATCAAGCTTGCGGAAAAGAACCCGATGATGTATACTGGTGAGGAGATCAGTTACATGAAACGTGCTCTACGCACAGCGAAAGAAGATCTCAAGCGTAAACGTGATTTTATGAGTAAAGGATTCAAGAATGAAGCAGCAACATGGATCAGTAAAGTTAGTGACAGTAACCCCAGAGGCGGAGAAGACGATGGGGTACGTAGCGAGGGTGAGCAACCCACAGAACCAGGAGAATCCTAACGTTGCTGGATTGCTTAAGTACTGCATCAAACATCAACACTGGTCTGTGTTTGAGCAAGCACACATGACTCTTGAGATTGAAACGAATCGTGGCATCGCAGCACAAATTCTGCGCCATCGTTCGTTTACATATCAAGAATTTTCCCAACGTTATGCTGATGTGAATTGGTTAGAGTCTGGTATTCCTGTGCCAGATCTTCGCAGTCAAGACACTAAAAACCGACAGAATTCTATCGATGATATCTCTCCCGAAACAAAAAAGGATCTCCAAGCGTACATTGATCGTCACTTTGCTGAGGCAATGGATCTCTACAATGAACTCCTTCGCCAAGGCATTGCTAAAGAATGTGCGAGATTCGTCTTACCATTAGCAACACCAACAAAAATCTACATGACTGGCTCTGTTCGTTCATGGATTACATATATTTCTCTTCGCGAAAAATCAGGAACACAAAGAGAACACATGGATATTGCTAAAGAATGTAAAAAAATTTTTATAGAACAATTTCCTATTTGTGGTGATGCTCTTGGTGGAATGGAGGATTGGATTATATAAGTAGTGAATGTATAAATAGATGTAGTGAATAAGTGCTATTTCTATGAAAGCAAATACTTTTATAGTTGGTCAAACATACGGAAGATGGACCATACTATCTTCCGATCACACTACTCAATACTTTGGAAAAAATAAGCGTCCAGTTCGCTGTTATTCATGTAGGTGTGAATGTGGAAAAGAAAAATTAGTAAGAGGAGACTATTTGCTACATGGAACAAGTCAAAGTTGTGGTTGTCTTAGATCAGATCGTGCTCGCGAATCTGGAAAGAATCAAAAAACAAAAACTTCATACCATAATTTGATTTATGGTGAATGTAAAAGGAGTGCCGCATATAGAAAAATAAATTTCAATTTAACAAAAGATCAACACTACAATATAATCACGCAACCATGTGAATATTGTGGTAAAAAACCTTTTATCAGAGAAAATGTTCGTTCTGGTATTCCTTTTCCACATCTTGGCATAGATAGAATTGATAGCACCAAAGGATATAACATAGATAATTGTGTTCCTTGTTGTTCTATGTGTAATTCTATGAAACTAAATTATTCTTTAGATAGTTTTTACGATCATATTATGAAAATTATTCAATATAAAAATCTAATGGAGAAGTCATAGTGCCTACTTATCCTGTAATCAATACTAAGACTGGCGAACAAAAAGAAGTCGTGGTTAGTGTCCATGACTGGGAGCGATGGAAGACTGATAATCCAGATTGGACAAGAGATTGGAGCGATCCATCTACATGTCCTTCATCTGGTGAAGTAGGTGACATGTATTCTAAAATGTCTAGAACCCATCCTGGTTTCTATGACATCATGAAGAATAAAATTGCTCCCAAAGCACCAACAAACGATAGTATTACCCAAAAGTATAACTGATATGCCAGTACGTAAGAAGACTCAACATAAAGCACCAGGACAAGGCATGAGTGCTAAACAACGTAAGCGTCGCAAGCCTATTGACGAAGCTTATATGGTTCCAGTTGAACCTCTCACTCACAATCAACAATTATTCTTTGATGAGTGGGATAAAGGTCAGATGATCTACGCCTATGGTGTAGCAGGAACTGGTAAGACGTTCATTGCTCTCTACAAGGCACTCAAGGATGTGTTGAATGAATACACTCCTTACGAGAAGGTTTACATCGTTCGCTCTCTTGTTGCTACCAGAGAGATTGGTTTCTTACCTGGAGATCATGAAGATAAATCTTCTCTGTATCAGATTCCATACAAGAACATGGTACAATCTATGTTCGAGATGCCTGATGACAACAGCTTTGAAATGCTGTATGATAACCTGAAGGGACAGGAAACTATCTCGTTCTGGAGCACTTCATTCATCCGTGGCACCACTCTTGATAACTCCATCGTTATTATTGATGAGTGTCAGAACCTAAACTTCCACGAACTTGATAGTATCATTACTCGTGTCGGACAAGACACAAAGATCGTATTCTGTGGTGATGCTGCCCAGACTGATCTTCAAAAGATCTCTGAACGATCTGGTATCTTAGATTTCCAGCGCATCCTACAGAACATGGATGAGTTCTCACTAATTGAATTCGGTATCGATGATATTGTGCGCTCTGGTCTTGTCAAGTCTTACATTATCAACAAAATTAATCTTGGCTTATGAAATTGTTTAATCATGTTGGTGCTCTGACACCAGTTGAAATGTCTGCTGAGATGGTGGATGGTAAGCGTGTTTATCTAACACCAGATGGAGACAAGTTCCCGTCAGTCACCACTGTGATTAGTAACAACCGAGAAAAGATTGCTGGTATTGCAAGATGGCGTCAGCGAGTGGGCGAGGAGAAAGCAAACAACATTTCTTCTCGCTCTACTAATAGAGGAACAAAGTATCACTCTATTGCCGAAGATTATTTCAACAACAATCTGGATCTAAAAAAGTATCAAAAGTTCCCGCTTCCTGTCCTAATGTTCCAACATTCTAGGGATGTTTTGGACCGCATAAATAACATATACTTACAGGAAGCGGCGCTCTATTCAAGACATCTTGAATTGGCAGGGCGTGTAGATTGTATCGCTGAGTTTGATGGTGTGTTATCTATTATTGATTTCAAGACTGCTGCCGAACCAAAGCGTGACAAATATCTTTACGACTACTTTGTTCAAGAAACTGCATATGCATGTATGCTTCAAGAACTATATGGATTGAGCGTAAAACAACTTGTTACTATCGTTGCTTGTGAAAACGGCGAGACTCAAGTTAAGGTGCTTCCACCAAAGAAAGAATTCTTTATCAAACTAATGAGTTACATCGACGAATACCAGGAACGATATGGAGAAAAAACAATTATTAGAGGATAGATTTATGACATCTGCGAGATTCTCGCAGGAGGTGGAGAAGATTGCTTTACACAATCCAGATATGAATTACATTGATTCGGTTATCCACTACTGCGAGACAAACGAAATTGAAATAGATAGTATAGCAAAGTTGATTAGCAAACCTCTCAAGGAAAAACTCCGTCATGAGGCACAGCAACTTAACTTCATGAAAAAAACAAGTCGTGCAAAATTAATGTTGGTATGAGCTTCTTTCAATCTGAATTAGTCCGTGGTGACATCCAAGAAATGATGGAGATGCAGCAGTTCTGTTTTAGATCTGCCATGAACTTTGTTCTTCTTGATGATGACAGAAAACTTGAATACTTTAATGTCCTTGAAAAACTAGTAGAGAAACAAAAAGTATTTTATTATCGTATTAAACTAAGCGATGACCCTGAAGCGAAGTCTGTCTGTGAGACTATGAAGCAAGGTGTTGTTATGTTGGGTGCCACGCCAGACACCCCCATCGAGAGCATGTTCGACGAACTGATCGAGCGTGTCCGCTTCATGAAATCCAAATTGGAAAGTGGCACAGCGGATTGACGCCCGACGCTGTGCCTGTTATAATGACTGAGTGATAGGGCATCACACAAACCAAATCCAAACTAATCTAAGAAAATCCTATGTCTTTTGCAGATCTAAAGCGTAAATCCCAGAATAACTTCTCCTTCCTCCAAAAGGAACTTGAGAAGTCTGCCAGCGGCAAGAATGTCGATGAGCGTTTCTGGAAGCCCGAGGTTGACGCTTCTGGTAACGGGTACGCTGTTATCCGTTTCCTGCCCGCTCCTGAAGGGGAGACGGTGCCCTGGGCAAAAGTGTACTCCCATGCCTTCCAAGGTCCTGGTGGTTGGTACATTGAAAACTCTCTCACCACTCTTGGGGAAAAAGATCCCGTTGGTGAGATCAACCGCAAACTGTGGAACAGCGGTAGTGATGAAGACAAAGAGACTGCTCGTAAGCAGAAGCGTAAGCTCCAGTATTACAGCAACATCCTTGTTGTGAAAGATCCTAAGCACCCTGAGAACGAGGGTCGCGTGTTCCTCTACAAGTATGGCAAGAAGATCCATGATAAGATCCTTGCTGCCATGCAACCTGAGTTTCAAGATGAAGACCCTGTGAATGTGTTTGATCTTTGGGAAGGTGCTAACTTTAAACTGAAGATCAAGAAGGTTGCTGGTTACTGGAACTACGATAGTTCAGAGTTCGATAGTGTGTCTGCTCTGAGTGCAGATGATGATGAACTGGAGGCGACCTGGAAGAAAGAGTATTCTCTGGAAGCCTTCACTAACAAGGATCAGTTCAAGACCTATGAAGAACTAGAAGCACGTCTAAACCTTGTGCTTGGTGTTACTTCCCGTCCTGCTACTCGTCCTTCTGTGGATGATGAAGAGTTCGAACCTTCCTATCCTGATCCTGAACCCTCCTCGTTCCGCTCTCGTGTGACTGCTGCTCCTGCTCCTGTGAAGGAAGAAGCAGTTGTTGATGATGACGATGCTCTGTCTTACTTCGCTCGTCTTGCTGAAGAAGACTGATTTCAAAATCGCAAAGTGAATTCTATGAATTGGGGAAAAATTTTTCCCCAATTTTTTTGTCAAAAAGTCGCGTCAACCAGTCTGCTTTAATCTTCTATTGATAAAATTCGCAGACTCTTTATAAAGATTCTTTTTCCTAAAGTCATCTATAAATTGTCTGAAATATGCTGGTTTAAGAAGATAAATTAATCTTTTCTTTTCATTCTCGGCAGTATAATGCTCAGCGATGGTAACGGGACGACAAATCTCGTTACCATTTTTTATTTCAATAGATCCATTAATATTTAACTTATGAATCTTATTATAAAACTCTTCATCTACATGTAGACCAGCAGAATACTGTGCTATTTCATAAGTTTCATAGTGATGAATAGTTCCATATGGATCATCAAATTCTAACTCTAATGTTTTGGATAGTTCAAAGTTAGTTAGAGGCCAATCGTATTGTGCGTTGACCATGTTGTTTGTCAATAGAATAACCCAGTCGTAGAATGGACTACCATATGCTTTGTCTGCTAGATTATCTGGTCTGTCTCCATCAACTATTGCATACTGCTTAAAGAGTACAGCATAAGAAAAAACATCTTCGTTGATTCTATACCTACGAAAGAAGTTCTTTGCAGTTACATAATCAGAATCCGTAAATGGATAACTGATTGGTTTCTCATCGTATGAGATGTTTGGTACGAGTGAAAAGTACATTAGTATTGATCTACTTCGTCTGAGAATATGAGTTTTGTTTCTTGGAATGCTAATGCCAAATCAATAGCAACCATGTGCCCATCACCATATGTAGCATACGCACCATCTGGTGTGTAATTTATATCAACCTGAGTGATAGCACACATCTTATATTGGGGAACAAATTCATTCCTAATACCACCTTTCATGAAAGATACTCTGCAAACATTAGGAACTTTGATAAAGTTATTCTGAATATTTTCTGCTCCAGAAAATGTCAACTCAT